ATTCAGACCAAAAGAAAATAAATGAGATCAACGAGGAGAAGAAAAAATGGTAGAACCAAACATTACCGAGCAACTATTCGGAGTCGGAATTATGCTCTTAGGAATATTCGTTCTTATGCTCTTTACAATGAAGCATGAAAGTAAGGAAGTTGAAGCGACAGAAGAAGTTGCAACGGACTTTTACACAATCGCACGAATGAACCTAAAAAAATCTGACAAGCAATTTACTTACGACGTTGAACCTCCTATCGGATTGAACTAGAAAGGATACTAAAAAATGGAAAAAGGAATTCAAGAAATACGTTACCCACGGGTACGTTTACCAAAAGAGATATATGATCGCGTAGCTGATATTGCTAACGAGTGCGACATGAAGATGAGTGATGTTATTGCTCAATTAACGGAATTTGCTTTTAAGCATATTGAAGTTAAAGAGGAACAAATCCTAGTCAAGAAACTATATATTGGAGACTAAAAGATGGTAACAATCAATAAACTTGAAATTGAAAACGTCAAGCGGGTTAAAGCGGTCAAAATTGAACCTTCAGCAAAAGGCTTGACAATCGTCGGTGGAAATAATAACCAAGGGAAAACAAGCGTATTAGACGCGATAGCGTGGGCGTTAGGGGGCAACAAATATAAACCGTCACAACCACAACGCGAAGGCTCGACGCTTCCGCCAAGTCTGAAAATCACGTTATCGAATGGCCTTATCGTTGAACGTAAGGGCAAAAATAGCGATTTAAAAGTGATTGATCCGAGCGGAAATAAAGCCGGTCAGAAATTACTCGATAGTTTCGTGGAAGAACTAGCGCTTGACCTTCCTAAATTTATGGAAATGAACGACAAGGAAAAGGCTACAACTTTATTACAAATTATCGGAGTAGGCGATCAATTAGTTCAGCTTGAAATGGAAGAAAAAGCCAAGTATCAAGAACGTCACGCTATCGGAGTGATTGCAGACCAAAAAGAAAAGTTTGCAAAAGAACAACCCTATTATCCAGACGCACCAAAAGAGCTTGTTTCGATTGCGGAATTGATTCAGCAACAACAAGAAATTTTAGGGCGCAATGGCGAAAACGCCCGTAAACGTCAAAACTTAGACGTTATCGAAAACGATCATAATTTCGCTCTTGCAAACGTCAAACGATTGGAAAAAGAGCTTGAAGAAGCTAGAGAGAAAGAGCAAGCACTAGCACAAGACCTTGATATTGCACGAAAAGACGTTTCCGTTTTAGTGGACGAATCCACACAAGAAATTGAAGACAGTATCGCGAATATCGAACAAATTAACTTGAAAGTCCGAGCGAATTTCGACAAAGACAAGGCAGAAGAAGACGCGAAAGTATATCGTGAACAATATCGCGAATTAGACCTTGTTATTGAAGGAATTCGCAAGCAAAAAACAGACTTACTCACGAACGCAGACTTACCATTGCCGGGCTTATCCGTGGATGATGGGGAATTATTGTATCTAGGCCAACGCTGGGACAATATGAGCGGTTCACAACAATTACAAGTCGCGACGGCTATTGTTCGTAAATTGAAGCCTGATTGTGGGTTTGTCCTTATTGACAAGCTCGAACAGATGGACCAGATCACACTCACGGAATTCGGAGCATGGCTTGAAAAAGAAGGATTGCAAGCTATCGCGACAAGAGTTTCAACGGGCGGAGAGTGCTCGGTTATTATCGAAGACGGTTACAGCGTCAAACCAAACAGTTTTGAAAACGGACTATTAAACGGGGCAACAAATGGCGCACAAGAAACAGTCGCGCCAACTTGGCAAAACGGATTTTAATTAAAGAAAGAAGGAAAACAACTATGAAAAAAACAGAAACATTTGTCGTATTTCGCAATAAAGAAAATGGTGAGTTTTTGGTGAAATATAAAAACAACGGACGAGCTTTAGCTTATTCAGCAAAATATAGCGATGAATTAAGGTACGCTTCAAAAAACGACGTAACGGCAACGAAAACACAAATTGAAGACTTCAAAAAACTCGCAGAGGCTTTCGATTGCGAATTGCTAGAAGTTACCGCAACGTATGAACTAAAAACACTTGACGGCGAAGAACCGAGAGACTTAATCGGAGATATTGAAGGCGCAAAACGAAAATATATCGAAGGGCTTCTAAAAGGCTTGCTAGACGATGAGGAGGACTAACAAATGCAGATTACAAGAGGAAGGAAGGCGCGGGCTCAGAAAGTCGTTATCTATGGCCCTGAAGGAATCGGAAAGTCAACTTTTGCAGCACAATTTCCGGAGCCGGTATTCATTGACACGGAAGGCTCGACAGATAATATGGACGTGGCTCGTATGGATAAACCGACAAGCTGGGCCATGCTAAAAAATGAAATTGCATTCATTAAAGCGAATTCGGACGCTTGCAAAACGCTAGTCATTGACACGATTGACTGGGCGGAGCAGTTAGCTGTATCTTATGTATGCTCACAGCACCAAAAGAACGGAATCGAAGATTTTGGGTGGGGCAAGGGTTATACATACGTCCAAGAGGAAATCGGACGCTTGTTGAATAGCTTGTCCGAGCTTGTGGATATTGGAATCAACGTTGTCTTAACCGCTCACGCTCAAATTAAGAAGTTCGAGCAACCGGACGAAATGGGAGCGTATGACCGATACGAATTGAAACTTGGACAAAAAACGAGCTCGAAAACAGCCCCGCTTGTCAAAGAGTGGGCAGATATGGTGCTCTTTGCGAATTATAAGACCTTCGTTATGACGACGGACGACGGAAAGAAAAAAGCGCAAGGTGGAGAGCGTGTTATTTATACCAACCATCGCCCCGCATGGGACGCGAAGAACCGTCACGGTTTACCGGATCAATTACCGTTTGATTTTGGAAGTATCGCGCATATCTTCGCAACGCAACAAGTGACACCGCAAACACAAACTGAACCGGTACAAGCGAAAACGCAAGAACCTGAAATTGCGGAAACACTAAACGCAATCGCTGACGATATTAAACAAGAGCGCGAACTTGCTAAACAAGCACAAGAGCAACCGCAAACAAGTGGCTTATTACCACAAGCACTTATCGACTTAATGACACCGCATAACGTGACGGAAAGCGAATTGCAAGACGTCGCATATATCCGCGGACATTTCCCGATGGGTACGCCAATCGAGAACTTCCCGAGCAATTATTGGGATATGATCGTTGCGAATTGGGACGCTACACTTGAAGTTATTCAAAACCAAGTACGCGCAACCCCTGAAATGCCATTTAACACTAACAACCTATAATTTTTTTGAAACAAAAGGAGAAACAAAATGACACAACAACAATTTAACAACTTTGACCGCGAATATGACTGGAACGACACTATCCAAAAGGATTCTGAATACGTCCTATTACCTGAAGGCTTATACTATTTCACAGTCAAGAGTTATGACCGTGGACGTCACACACCGAACCCGCAAAACCCCGGCAAGTTACCAGCTTGCAACAAGGCAACGATTCACGTTTTAGTTGAAGCGAACGAGGGCGAAAAAGAACTCACGCACAACCTATTCTTGCATAGCTCAACCGAGGGAATGTTATCTGCATTCTTTGGTTCAATCGGACAAAAACGTAAAGGTGAACCGCTTCGCATGGATTGGAACGCGATCATCGGTAAAGTCGGGGTATGTAAGGTGGGAGTCCGCGAATATAACGGCAATAAATACAATGAAGTGAAAAACATGATCTACGCGGAAGACGTGGACTATACGAAAGTTTTGAACGCACAACCGGGACAAGCAATGGCTGGATATCAACAACCACAACAAGGATTCCAACAACAACCAGCGCAAGGATTCAATCCCGGGCAATTTTAAGGGGGGATAAATGGAATTACGGCCTTATCAACAAGAGGCGCGGGAAGCCGTTCAAAAGGAATGGACGGAAGGGCGAAAACGAACCCTTCTAGTCCTTCCGACTGGAACGGGGAAGACGGTCGTCTTTTCAAAAATTATTGAAGATCAAGTCAGAGAAGGGAAACGCGTCCTTGTCCTTGCTCACCGCTCCGAGTTACTAGACCAAGCAAGCGATAAACTCAAGACCGCGACGGGGCTCGGTACGGCGCTAGAAAAAGCGGAGAATACCTCGATTGGTTCATGGTATCGAGTCGTTGTCGGTTCGGTTCAGACTATGCAACGGGAAAAACGCTTGAATCAATTCCCGCCTGACTGGTTCGATACGATTGTGGTCGATGAAGCTCACCACGCTATATCAGACGGATATCAGAAAGTTTTAAACTATTTTAAAGACTCGGAAGTTTTGGGGGTGACGGCTACACCGGACCGGGGGGATATGAAGAACCTCGGTTCATACTTTGATAGTCTAGCCTATGAATACTCATTAGTGCAAGCAATTAAAGACGGATATCTTTCCAAAATTAAAGCCTTAACAATTCCGATTGACCTTGACTTGTCGAGTGTTTCAATGTCCGCGGGTGATTTTAAAGCGAGCGACGTCGGAACGGCACTTGATCCGTATCTAGTACAAATTGCGGATGAAATGGCCGAATATTGCAAGGATAGGAAAACAGTCGTCTTTCTTCCACTTGTAAAGACTAGCCAAAAATTCCGCGATATCTTAAACGAGCGAGGATTTAAAGCTGCTGAAGTCAACGGCGAATCGAAAGATCGGGCGAAAGTGCTCGAAGACTTTGAAAAGGGACGTTATAACGTTCTTTGTAACTCTATGCTTTTAACGGAAGGGTGGGATTGCCCTTCAGTCGATTGCGTGGTGGTATTAAGACCGACAAAAGTCCGGGCGCTCTATTCGCAGATGGTCGGAAGGGGGACGCGTCTATTTCCCGGAAAAGATGAGCTTCTATTACTAGATTTTTTATGGCACACAGAACGGCACGAACTATGCAGACCAGCTCATTTAATTTGTGAAAGTCCGGAAGTGACTAAAAAAATGGTCGAAAACATGGAAGAAGAAACGGGCGTCGTGATTGACCTTGAGCAGATGGAAGTCAAGAGCGCCGAAGACGTCGTGGCAGAACGTGAAGAAGCACTAGCGAAACAACTTGCTGAAATGAGAAAACGAAAACGAAAACTTGTTGATCCGCTTCAATTTGAAATGTCAATTCATGCCGAAGACCTATCGAGTTATATCCCTAGTTTTGGGTGGGAAATGTCCCCGCCTTCAGAAAAACAACTCCGAGCACTTGAAAAATACGGTATTTTTACCGAAGAAGTTGGGAATGCTGGGAAAGCTAACTTATTACTTGACCGTTTGAATAAACGTCAAAGTGAGGGGCTGACTACTCCGAAGCAGATTCGCTTTCTTGAAAGTCGAGGCTTTAAAAACGTCGGAATGTGGTCGTTTGAAAGTGCTAGAAATATGATCGACCGAATAGCGGCGAACGGTTGGAGATTACCAAGAGGCGTCATTGCAAAGGAATATATACCAAGTTAAGAAAGGGAAATAAAGGGTAAAATGAACAACGAAAGAGAATTTGACTTGTTGCCATTGTTAGAGCATATCAACCCGGCCATTTTATCCTATCAAGAATGGATAAACGTCGGGATGGCTCTAAAACATGAAGGATATACCGCGTCGGATTGGGACAACTGGTCGCAAAATGATAGTCGGTATCGTAAATTTGAATGTTTCAAAAAGTGGGACACTTTCAACGAACAAGCCGGATCGATTGTAACGGGCGGGACAATCGTCCAACTTGCAAAAGACCACGGATGGGTGAACCCATACTCGAGCGATAGCGAAGGCGCTCACGAATTAGACTGGAACGATACCATCGACAGAGATTATCGCGTTATTGATAAAAACTGGATTGAGGGTAAAGAGATTCATGAGCCTACAAATTGGAATCCGGTCCAAGAAATTATCCGATACCTCGAGGCCTTGTTTGAATCGTCCGAAAATGTCGGATATGTTACGGAAAGCTATCCAAAAGTAAACGACGAAACGGGCGAAATTGAAAAATGGCTTCCGACTAAGGGG